GACTCTTCCGAGTCCTCCTGCCATACGCAATATGGATAATTGTGCGGCCTGAAATAATGGTGAGTAATGTCCGGGACCGCTTCGGCCAGGGCCGTGCCGATCTGTTCAAGTTTCTCCTGCAGAGATCTCATAGTTCTCCTCCAGTCGGATCAGGGACAGTTCCTTTGCGCGGTCAGACACCTTCACAATGACTTTTGACACTGCGTCAATGCGGAATTGTTCGCCGTTTTCAAAAACTGCATACATGTTTGTCACCACGTCGATGTCAAACGGCACACGAATCACTTTGTCGATTTGCGTGTCCGCTCCTCTGGCTTCATACATCCGCGTATAGGAAACGGTCCTTTCCCCGTAAAAGACCGTTGCAGTCTCTTCCAGGGCTTCGACAGGCATTTTCCCGTTTGTGGTTGTTGAGGTCAGCTCACAGAGCGTCACAAGGCCAGAATCAAACATCAGGACTCCTCCTTGCGTTCCTCGTATACGGAAGTGATTCCATAAGTCTCATAGTCCGTATAATTAGAAGCCATCTGGAGTTGCGCCTTTTGTTCGTCATACGATGCCTTGAGGTGTTCGTATTCATCCGTTTCTCCGAAATTCATCTTGCAAAATGTAATGATGGCACGAGTGATCAACGCATCCGTTGTGGTCGACGTGGGCATCTCGTCGGAGTCAAGGACGCCGGCAATGCCGAGATCAAGGCAGGCGGCATCGATTAGATCCAACAGCTCGTCATCGAATGCGGTCGTGTCGGTCCTGCGAACCGCAACTTTGACCTTATCCAGCATTTCCATTGTCCTGTCTCCTTATTTTTTCTTGGTTTTCTTTTCGGTCTTCGGCTCCTTGACAGCCTTTTCTTTCGGCTTGTCTTCAACCGGAGTCGCAACACCGTGCGCGAGCAGGATCTTTGCCTGGTTGTCATCGACATCGATGACAGAGCCTTCCGGAAGGGTAACGCTCGCGCGACGTTTAAGCTCAATTTTCATGATCGTTTACCCCACAGTAACAACGGTGAAATAGTTCGGACGAACCACACCAAAGGCGGCATACAGACGGCCAACGACCTTGATGAGGTCTTTCTCGGCAAGGCTGTACGGATCCGTCACAAACTTGACGCCGTCGCCTTCCGGCAGATTGACAAGGGCACCGTCCAGGTCACCGACGATGTAAGAAGTATCGTCAAGAGTCTCGGTAAACAGGACCTCGCAACCGTGAAGCATATAGACCGGCTTGCCGTTTTCAGGAATGACGTTGTAGATCGGACGGCCAGTGGTGTCAGTGGCAGCCATGAACTTGTTGAAGAACAGGTTCTTGGAGCAGATGACGACCGGTTTCGTGGCGTTGCTGGAAAGAGTGGCAAGACCGGACAGGATGCCGGTGAAGTCAGCCGCGGCAGTGGCAGCGTTCGCAAGCGCGGAAGCTTTAATAGCTTCAACAAGCTTGGAGTCAGCCAGCTCAGCAATGCGCTGCGTAATTTCAGCGTTGATGTAGTTGAGGAACGCCTCACCCTTCATGGCGTAGACCTCGTCAGAAATGGTAATCCATTTCTTGAGCATCTCCGGAGTCAGGGTAATGCTGTCAAGGACAAGTTCTTCCTCTGCCGGCGCATCAGCACCCTCGGTGTGGACAGAGGCGGCAGTCGCGCTCTTCTCATACGGGACCTTTAAGAGGCCTTTGACGTTGACCTTGCGAGTGCGGGAAACAAGAACAGCTGCTTCCCAGGCTTTTTCGATTTCGTCCTGAATCATGGTCGGGACCGGCACAGTGCCGTCAGCGATGTCAGTCAGAAGGGAGCGGCACTCGGTGTCGTCGCCCGTTTTGATGTACTCGGCGTAGGCCACGTTATATTCATGGCTGGCGCGTATCTCATTCAGAGTCATTTTGGGTTCCTCTCCTTTGAATTCTTCTTTGACCTGACCAACAGCACCAGAGGCGACTTTGGCGGCCAGAGCATTTCTCTTTTCGGCTGCTTCAAGAAGTGCGGCTTTGCGCTCGTTGATGGCATCGACCTCAGCGGAGAGCTCATCAATATCAGCGTCGTCGTCTTCCATCTCGGTCTCAATGTCCGCAAGGCGTTTGACCAGTTCTTCTGCAGTCATCTTTTTGATGTCTTCGAATTCCATAATCAGATTCCTTTCGAAATTTTGATTTTCAGCGCGAGCTTTTTCCGCTCGAGCTCTCTATGTTCAGCAAGAAGTCGCTCCGCTTCCCTCTCTTTGATCGCTCCGTCAAAAAGAGCACGTGCTGATACACCAATGTCTGTGTACGGGTTCGCCGGGAACGCCACGGCAGAGACGTCGTAAACCTTCTCGATTTTGTCAACGACTCGAAGTTGCTTTCCCTCGGACCGCTCATCATGGCTTTCTGCGACAGTGAAGCAGAAAGACATTTGCAGGTAATTGCCGGCCTGGATGTCCTCATAGACCTCACGAGCACTCGATGTCCGGCTGAGGTCGACACGGGCACGGAGCCCTTCATCGTCCGTCGAAACTTCAAGAGAGCCGTTTTTGGTCCTGGCATAGACTCGGCCGGCATGGTCTAAAAGAAAAACGACGTCGGATAAATCCGCGTCGTCAAATGCGTGTCTGTCGATTCTTTCATAGCAGTCATATCCGCGAGGATCTGAATACATGAAGTATTCGTCAAACGTGGATGCTGTGCCCTCGACTATGAGCTTGTCATTTTCTGCCTCAGCATGCTCTGCCCGGCAGAACATGCCAAGGTTTCTATATTCCCTGTTATCTTTAATCGGCATCTTCGGATTCCTCCTCTGGTTCGTCATCTGTTGAAATGACCTTCTCATTGGCGTTGTAGTACTCCCCGCGAACAATGTGAACATCGCCACCATCAACCGGTTCCATGTTCCAAATTTCTCTGGCTTCATTGATCGACAGAATCCCGCGGTCAACGAGCTGACTCGAAACATTCATCTTGTCAGAGTTTGTCATGTACTGCAACCGGTTCGCCGTGAAATAGATCCGGCTCTTGAACCCCTGCTCACGCTGTGAAAAGACCATGTTCGTCATCACGTCGGAGAGCTGAATGGAAAACGGTTCGATTGCGCCCTCATAGAATGCCGCCCAGGCATCGCCATATGCTTTGTTCTGCAGGATGTCTTCGTTCACGCCAAAGTAGTTGTAAACATTCTGCTGAATCAGGGCGAGCTGACTTGAGTTCACGGTGTAAGTCTGCTGTGTGACCTGTTTAATGTCCGTGTAGGTGTTCGGAAGCAGGAGCAGTCCGCCGCCGCCATTCTTGAAGTTCTCTTCATCAAACCGTTTGCGCTCTTTTGCAAGATCCTCCGGCTTCGTGAAGTTGCTCACCTTTGCCATCAAGCGATAAGTGGCGGAATTCTTTGCGCTTTCCTCGATTGCCTGCCGCTGAATCTCGATAAGATCCATCGTGTCATCAAGGGCCGTGTTTGGTTCACCGAAAAGATCGTTTCGGTACTGGAACTTTGTGAGAATTCCGACGCGAGCCAGCTCAATGGCAGAGGTCTGGTTGTTGTCATAGAAAAATCGGATCCATGGTGTCCCGTTAACATCAACGAGCTCCCATCTGTGCGGGCAGATAGGGAAAAGGCCGGTCATCTGACCATATCGGTCGATTACCGGCACAATAAAAGCGGTGTTCTTTACATCAAGAATTGTTGACAGACGATATAAGAATTGGCTCCAGGACTGGAATCCGTTTGGTGCCTTCTGCAGTCTTCTCTGTAAAGTCATTTGAGAATTGCCTGTTATTTCCAGAGAAAGTTTGCTGGCGTGTCTGGCGCGGGCGTCGATTGCGCTTCGAACGAGTTCTGACTCGTAGATGCAGCCGCCCCAAGTTGTAAAGACAGGCTGGTAGCCGTTCAGGAGTTTGAACGTCTCAGTGCCTTCCTGTCTCTCTTTCTGCTTAGGAAAGAGTTTGTCAAGCAGGCTCATGGCTTTTTACATCACCCCTCGTTTTTGAGCTGGTCGCCGATTTCCGACGCCCATTTTTGTCTTACGCACAGCGCATCGAGCAGAGCCGCTGTGCCGTCGACGTGTGCCATTTTTCTTAACTTAACCAACTTACATCTATCTGTTTCAGAATCCACTTTGATAGCAGAGTCAAGAAGATGAACTTTAAGAAGATCGTTGTCTCCGATGAGAATTGTGCCGTCCTTGATCAGGCCTTCCATCTCTCGAATGACCGGAGTTAGATTGGTGCCCTGGAAAACATCGTCCATGTGGAATCCATAGTTTTCCATTTCCTTGACCAGGTACTGCGCAGAATATCGGTCATATCCAACTTGGAGAGGATAGATCTGATATTCTTCAACCAGGGATTTGAACCACTTAAAACAGTCCTCATAATCAACAAAGTTGTCGCCGGAGGCTTTGAGGATCCCGCGCTTGATATACGCGGAGTACGGGAGACCGTCCCGGGCGGTTGCCTCCTCGATTTTTTCTGTAGGAAGGAAGAACTGCATAAAGACGTGCAGCTTCCCTTCCTTTTCGATTATTGCGCAGCACGCCGTAAGGTCTGTGGTTCTGGACAGGTCGATTCCGCCAACACAATAGGTGCTTCTGAAATCTTCCAAATCCATATGATGACCGGAAGCTTTTGTGACCGCTGCCGACGGAAGCCATGCTTGCGAACTGTTTTGCTTAATGTTGCAGTACTTTGTAAGGAACTCAGCCTTCTTAGACAGCGAACCATTGGCAACCGCGATTTCTTCGAGCATGTAGTCAACCGACACAGACACGCCGAGATTCGGGTTTGCCTTTTTTAATTCGTTAATGTCATCCCACTTCTGCAGGTCATCAATTTGATAAAGGAAAGGTGCAAGGCGGCTTTCCTGCGAGTCGCCCAAAAGAAAACGAGTTGACCTCTTGATCAGCTCATCATAAATGCCTTCATTTTCATATCCGGATGTGGAAATGCTTAAGATAATCGGCTGACGTCTGGCTCCGAGGGCAGACTTTAACACTTCATACTGTTTTAATCCGGCATCACCGTGCCAGCTCGCCACCTCATCGCACACCGTGAGGCTTGGGTTGAAACCATCCGACTTCTTTGCATTGAACGCGATCTTCTGAACTTTAGAGTTTGTGCGTTCAATGTAATAATCTGATTTTCTTCGTTTGATCATGCTCGCCAGCTCCGGCTCAGACTGGACGGTCTGCCAGATAGCAGAGTAAATCAAATCTGCCTGTTCCAGTTTTGGTGCGACGCAGAAGATCCTGGCACCATACTCGTTGTCACAATAAAGGCAATAGCTTGCAATTGCAGATGCGAGCAATGTCTTGCCGTTCTTACGACCAACAATAAGAAACACTTCGCGGAACTGCCGGTTGCCATCCTTGTCCACAATGCCAAAGATGACGGAAACAAAGGCTTTCTGCCAGAGTTCTAGTTTGAGCAGGTCGCTCCGGCCCTCGCAATGATGGCAAAACGTCTCAACAAAGCGCACCGCCTTGTCCGCTTTCTTCGGATCAAAAGAAAAAGCGCCAGTCTCCAGCCCGGAAACTATGCGCTTATACATTTCTTTGATCCATCTTCCGGCAACAATCTCGCCGGTTTGGATTTTCTGGTAATATTCCAGGATGTAGTCAGTCATCCGATTCGTCTTTCATGAAACTATCGAGCTTGCTCTCGGGAGGTTTCTTCTCGCCCAGGCGTTCAATAATGTCAAGCATTGTTGAGAGCGTCTTGTTCGCCGCGTCTGCCTGTTTCGGCAACTCTTTGAGCAGCGGATTGACGTAAATGTTCTCCCGGCCTTTGATATATTCCTTTGACGTGAGCAATCCATCGCCATTGGCCAGTTCTTTTTCTATTTTCGCAATGGTTTTTTGAATGACAAGATAACGCTTTGCCGTTGATGTGAACAATGGATTGTCTTCCACGGAGTACTCGGTTGCAAGTTCTTGCAAAGCCTTGAAAGACAACTTTCGTTGTGCCAAGTCCTCGCACCTCCGCGTCTTTCCAAAAAAAATTATGTGCTAAGAGAGCTCCCTGCTCTCC